GACAGTGCAAACATGAGCCTGACAGATGTTTCTGAAGCCATTACACAGGGCGGAAACTTCTTTAAGACTGCAAATAATAATTTGAATGTATTCAGCGCAAGTTTAACAGCTTTGGCAAATAATTCTATTGTGGGTGCGGAAGCTGGCGTTCACTTGCGAAACATTATGACTAATCTTTCTGCGCCTACGGCTAAGGCTGAAAAGGCTTTGAATGAACTGGGCATTCAGACAACGGATTCAAACGGAAATCTTCTTTCCCTTACGGATATTGTGGGACAATTTGCCGGTGCTTTGGATGGCATGGGTGACGCTAAAAAGAATGCTTACCTTTATGACATATTCGGAAAACAAAACCTTGCCGCAATGAACGCGCTTATAAATACCGGTGCGGATGCAATGCGCAATTATGAAGAAGCGGCCAGCAATGCTACCGGAAGTGCGGCAAGTAAAGCGGCGGCTATGCGTTCCAGCATTGGAAATCAACTGAAGGTTTTAATGTCGGAATTGACGGAACTGGGCTTTAAGTTTGTTGAAGCGTTCCAGGTTGACGGTCAAAACCTTATTCAGTCTTTAACAACGGCAATTCATAATTTTGCAAACAGCGGGGCTTTAACTCAGGTTGCGGAAACTATAAGAACTATTGGAAGCATTATTGGCAGCGTGATTCAAGTTATATGGGCTTTAAGAGGGCCTATTATTGCGGTAACTGCAGCGGTAATGGCTTACCGGCTTGTTATGGATGGAACGGTCCTGGTAATGACCGCTTATAAAACTATTGTTGGAATTGTAAAAGGCGCTGAGCTTGTTATGGCAACGGTTAAGGGAACTGCTACAGCGGCGACTATTGCAGAAACGGCGGCTACTACAGCGGCAACAGGCGCACAGGTTGGATTTAATGCGGCGATTGCGGCAAACCCGATTGGTTTTATTATTACGGCTATTGTGGCTTTGATTGCTGCCATTGTTGCGCTTGTTATGAACTGGGATACGGTCAGCGCAAAAATTAAAGAATTCTTTGGCTGGGTTGCCGGGGTTGCGGTTGGAATCTGGGAAGGCATTGTGGGCGCGTTTAAGGCGTTTGGCGAGTGGATAGGCGGTGTATTTACCGGCATTTGGGAAACACTTAAAACAGCTGTTGGCGGCGCTTTGGACTGGATCAGTGAGAAATGGGCGGCCATTACTTCTTTCTTTACGGGCGGCGGTATAATTCAGGCTATACGAAATATAGGCGCTTCTATATTTAACTTCATTATTGCGCCGGTTCGCAAAGTGCTTGAACTGGTGTCAAACATTCCAGGCGTGGGAAAATTGGCTGATAAAGGCCTTGACGGGCTGGATGCGCTTGAATCAATGATTCGCGGGGATTCTGCAGAAATTGCTAATTCTACACCGACACAGACACCTGCAGGCGTTGCGGAATATTCTAAGACGATTACAAATAACAATAACAGTTCTGTTACAATCGGACTTGCGCCTGGATTGCAGGCTAATAATTACCAGCCGGCGCCGGAAGTTACGATTCAAAGAACAAGGTCGGGTTCGTTCTAAGTTTGCGTTATAGCGTTATTTACGGTTTTGACTGAAAATAATGCTATGGCGTGGAATGAAGAAATAACAGAAGCGGCTTATAATTCGCCTTCTGGTAAAAGACAGACTTTTATTTTTGAATCGGTTTCCAGGGAAACTGACCTGAAAACTGCGGCATACACATTCCCAGAAATGGACGGTCAGGAAATACAGTCTTTGGGTGTTGGCGGCCGCCGGTTCCCGTGCGTTTGTATTTTTACCGGTGAAGATTGTTTGAAGGAAGCTGATGCTTTTGAAGAACTTTTGAAAGAACGCGGAAACGGGATTCTTGAACATCCGATTTATGGCCGTGTTGATGTTGTTCCCACCGGTACGATTAAAAGAAGCGATGATTTAGTTTCAAAATTAAATGAATCTACTATCGAAATTACTTTTGCGGAAACTATTGTTTTAAAGAATTTTCCTGACAGCAGTATTCTTGGCGCTGACCAGATAAATGCCGCCCTGGGAAGTTTTGACGATGCGGCCGCTGATGAATTTTCAGGACTGATTGAAGGCAAAAGCATAACCGATAAGCTACAGCTTAATTCTATTGCTGATACTCAAAAAAAATCTATTTTCAAAGACTTTTCTTCTTTTGTGGATTCCATCGGAGATGCAGCTGACGGCATCCGCCAGAAAATGAACGATACAAAGGCTGCTATAAATCAGCTTACAAAGGGCGCTGATACTCTTGTAAACAATTCTGCGAGCTTTGCGCGGGCTGTTTTCCAGCTGGCGCGTTTTCCTTCTAAGGTTGCGGTTAGCGCAATGCAGAAAGTTACCGGCTACATGACAACTATTACCAGCATTGTGAATAATGCTAAAAAAGATCCGGTTGGTATAAATGCGATTAAAAATCAGTTTGCGGTTACAAACGTTGCTTGGGCCGGTATGGTTGCGGCTTTAAGTTCCGGCGTTTCATTGACTGCAGAAGAACAAAAAGGCGCAAGTGTTCCGACTGTTGGTGGTAATGATGGAAGTTCCGGCGGCGGTCAGGTTGCTAACGGCGCAATGAAAAGCCGGGCTGAAGTTATGGAAGCGGTTGCGCAAATTGAAAGCGCTTTTGTTGCTTATAAACAATATTGCGATAAGATTGTTGCTACTGATTCATTTGTAGATTGTTCTGACACATACGAAAATCTTTTGAATGTTGTTGTTTTGTCAGAAAAACTTTTGATTGAAAATTCATTCAGTTTGCCTTCTGTAAAAATTATTAAACTGGACCGTGACAGGCAGGTGGTTGAATTACTTTGCCAGCTTTATGGCGAAGATGGCTTTAACCGCATGGATGAATTTATAAATGACAATGCTTTGACAGCTGATGAAATTGTTTGCCTTCCGATGGGGCGGGAGGTGAAATATTATGTCTAAAACTCATACAGTAAAAAGCGGCGACACACTGGGCAAAATAAGCATTCAGTATTACGGCCGTTTTACTAAGTGGAATGACATTGTAAAAGCTAATCCACAGCTGGCCGGAAGAAAGACTGCGCCGGATGGTTCGCCGTTGATTTTTGCCGGGGATGTTTTGCTTATTCCTGAAGATGTGCAGCCACCTAAAGCCAGCGCGCCGATTCAGGCAAAACAAACTATTGTTTTAGATCCTGACGCTAAAAAGGATCTGGCTTTGTTTGTTGACGGCGTGAAGTTTACCGGATTTACAGGCTATACAGTTACCAGCGCGGTTGATACTTTTGATGCCTTTTCTTTTTCTTCTCTTTGGGATTCTTCTAATAAAAAATGTCGCGAGATTTTCCGGCCATTTACTTATAAACAATGCACGGTTTTTTATGATTCTGAAATGATATTCCAGGGCATTTTATTGCCAGCGGTTCCATCAGTAAGCGACAACGGAAATACAATTACAGTTCAGGGTTATCCGCGATGCGGGATTCTTGCAGATTCTTGTTTGCCTGATTCTTTATACCCGCCGGAATATAACGGCTTGACTTTGCAGGCCATTGCTAACAATGTTGCCGGGCCGTTTGGTGTCACAATTTTGACAAAGTGCGATTGCGGGAACAGTTTTGAAAAAGTTGAAATTCAGCCGGAAGATAAGGTTCTGGACTTTTTGAAGAAGCTGGCGGAACAGCGTGGTGTATTTTTAAGTAACAGCCAGGACGGCTCTTTGATGCTCTGGAAGCCGGAAGAAGAAGCTGTTAGCGCAACTTTTAAGGAAGGCGAAGCGCCTTTTGTGAGCTGCACACCGACTTTTGACGGTCAGAATATGTATTCCCATGTGATTGGTTTTTCAAAGGTTGAAGGCGACAAAGACGCTGAAAAATATTGTTATGAAAATAAACTTCTGCAGAAAGCAGGGGTTTTGCGCGTTTTTGCAAAAACTATTGATGATGCGGATTCCGGTTCACTGGAAAATGCAACTAAGGCAACAGCCGGAAGAATGTTTGCAAACAGCGTGAAATATGAACTGGTGGTTAGTGGTCATAGGGACAGAACCGGCAAACTTTACAGAAAAAATATGTGCATTTCTGTTTATGCGCCGGATGCGGAAATCTACCGGGAAACTAAATTTCAGGTTGATGAAGTGACTATGACTAGAAGTGACAGCGACGGCGAAAAGACAAAGTTTTCACTTGTTTTGCCTGGTGCGCGTGACGGCAAGTTGCCGGAGAGGTTCCCGTGGGAAGAATAGGAAAAAACTTAAAGGCTGAAATAGATCAGTACATAGAACAATGTATAGAAACGCGCTTGGGCTACAATCAAAGTGCTTTTACTTACGGCCCTTCTGGTGATGATTCGCCGCCAGTAAAGGACGACAGGATTGTTCTTGTTCAGGTTGATGGAACGGGAAAGTTTGTTGCTGCAGGCGTTTTGACAGTTTCGCAAGGTGCAAAACCTGGCGAAAAGATTTTGTTTTCACGCAATGCGGACGGTGAAGTTCAGGCAGTTTTGAAGATGCTGGAAGACGGCAAAGTGGAGCTAAAAACGCCGGAAGAAATAAAGGTTGAAAACGACAAGGGAATAACAATAAAAAGCGGCGCTGATATGTCGCTTGATGCTTCCAGCGGAAAGATGGAAATAAAAAGTACGGAAACGACTTTGACGGGCGGAATGGTGAAATGTAAAGGAACTGCTACGCCTAGCGGAACTGGTTGTTTTTGCGCCTTGCCGACTTGTCCGGTAACAGGCGCGCCGCATTCCGGCGAAATGGTAACGGGGGCTTAATATGCTTGATGGAACTGTAATGGGTGACGCTATTGCTGAAGCTATTATGGATGCGGGTGCATCTGCTGAAGGTAAAGCAATGTGTAAAGAATTTTGGGAAAAGGTTGGAAAAGCGATTGTGGAGCATATCACCACAAACGCACAGGTAAACAGTGGGATTCCGGTTAGTACAACTGGAACACAATCAGCGCAAACAGGTGCCACTACAGGGCCGGGGACAATATCGTGAGCAAGGTAAATTTTCAGGGTGATGTTTTAATTCATTCTACAAACGATGGCGGAGAAATTGACGTTGAAGACGGTCTTATTCAGGATTGTAACACTTCTTCAACGGCTGTTTATATTTCTCTTTTTGGCGGCAATAAAGACGATGTTGCCGGAAGAAACAAAGAAACCTGGTGGGGCAATTTGATTCCTGGAACTGATGGAAGCGAAAAGATTGTTTCACAATTCCAGGCGATAACCTGCGGTTTGCCGCTGACTGGCGCGAACCTAAAGAAAGCTCAGACGGCGGCGGAGAGTGATTTGAAATGGTTTGTGGATGAAGGAATTGCGGATTCCGTGAGCGTTTCACTTGCTGCAGAAAATATTAAACGCGTGCGGGTAAGTGTGGAGTTTACAAAAGACGGTTCAAAGATTTTTGAATCAGCTTATTACTTTGAATGGGAGGGCGTGCAGAATGGCTTACGCTAATAAAAATATTGATGATGTTTACAATCTTTTAGTAACAAGTTTTCAGGAAAAGTTTAATTCTGAATTACAGATTTTGCCTAAAAGTTTTGTAAAGGTTTTATGTAAGGTTTTGGCCGGGGTTTATATTATTCCGTTCAAACTTTGCGGATGGTTCTATTTGCAGCTTTTCCCTGACACAGCTTCATATAAAGATGTAATTATTCAGGGCCATAAGGTGAACCCACTTATTAAGCTGGGTGATTTATTTGGCGTTCCACAGCCTGCTAAGGGTGATTCCTGGAATGGAACTATCACTGTAATTGTTACGGATCCGGCGGCTGAAAAGGTTTTGCAGCAGGGAACACAGCTTAAAAGCGATTTGACCGGACTTATTTATTGCGTTTCTGAAAATACGGCGCTGGATGCGGCGACTGTTGAAGTTCCGGTTTATTGTACTACGGCCGGAACAGCTGGAAGTCTGGCTGATGATTCAGTTTTGAAGTTTGTTAATCCGCTTGCGATTTGCAGCCAGGAAGCAAAGGTTTCTTCTACTACTCAGGCTGGCACTGAGGATGAAACAGAAGCGCATTATAGGAAGCGCGTTCAGACACGTTATTCTACACAGCCACAGGGCGGCGCTTTGGCTGATTATAGAAACTGGGCTTTTGATATTGCAGGCGTTTTACAAACATATCCTTATAATGACGAAAACAGCCCTGGCGGTGTTTTGCTTTATGTTGCCGGAAATAGTGATTTATATACTGACAGAATCCCGGATTCTGCTTTGTTAAAGGCTGTTGGCAATGCCTGCACTTATGATCCTGATACTGGCGTTCAGAATAGAAAGCCGATTACCGCAATTATAGATCCGGCTGGGGATGAAACTTATATCAATGTTATGCCGGTTAGAGTTACCAGCATAAACGTATTTGTAAACAATTTGACGGGTGTTGCGGCTGCTGACTTTGGTGCTGATTTTAAGGCAGCGGTGGAAGATTTTCTTTTGAACCGTGAACCTTATATTCGCGGTTTAAGTGATGATAATAACAGAACTGATTCTATTTTGCGCAACAGTCTGGCCGGAATTGCTAACGATATTTGTACATCTTATAAAGGCGACTTTGGCGAGCTGTTAATGAACGCTGGCGGCGCTTCAATCAGTTCTTATACACTTGGCCAGGGTGAGCTTTGCAAGCTGGGTGATTTATACATTGATGGAGTGCTTTATGAAGAATAAATCTTTCATAGATGCCATTAAAAGCCTTCTTCCTTCCGGCCGTGTATTTGATATTACACAGGATAAGAACTTGCGAAAGCTATTTGAAGCTATTGCGGTTTTGCCGGATGGAATCAGGGACGAAATAGAGAATGTTTATCTTGATTTATTCCCTGATTCTACCAGAAGCCCGGAAGCGTGGGAAAAGGCTTTTCAGGTTATTTTTACAAAGGCTGAATTAAGCCAGCGCCGTGCGGTTCTGGCTGCATTGTGGGCAAGTAATACAGGCGGTCAAGGTTTGGATGTTTTACAGGATGTTTTGCGGCTTATTTGGCCGGAAATAAACATTTTTGAAAACATTCCGACTGGAAACCCGCGTAAATCAAATTATGTTTACACGTGTGTTTGTAACTATAAAACGATGGTTTGCGGGAATAGAAATGCGGTTTGCGGAATGCGTATTGGTGACGAAACATTTAATCCGACAATTCTGCGAAATGACACTTCTTCGCCTTATTCTATCCCGAACGATGCTAAATACTGGCAATTCTGTTTTTATGTTGCAAAGTCGGTTGTAAGAAATGCCCGTCACCAGATTTTGTATGTAGAAAAGCTG